ATATAATTCCTTAGGGATATGTGCACAGTGTGGGCCGAAAGCGAGAGTGGACGGCCCACATAGACAGTTATTATGGAAAGATACATAGAATATTTTAACGGATACAGGAATGCCTATGGTGTAGCTGACTTCAGTCACCAGGATTCTAAAATAGATCCTGAGACAGGTAAAAAGAAACCTGTTTACAGGTGGAACTTTGAAGAACTCACACAAGATATTTATCAACAACATCTAGATGGTAAATTATCTATTGGTATACAACCATGCACAGAGGATTCAGAAGTTAGATTTGGTGTCATAGATATAGATCCAAAAGACTACGCTGACTTTAACAAAAAAGATTACATAGATATCATACAACAATACGAATTACCTTTACTACCAGTTGAATCTAAAAGTGGTGGTCTACATTTATTTTTATTTTTAAATACATTTACAGATTCTAAAACTGTAAAATCTTTTCTTACAAATTTATTATCTTTGTTTGGACTAAAACAAGATACAGAAATATTTCCAAAACAAACACAGCTGACAAAAGATAGTGAGACAGGTCAACTACGACCAGGACAGTTTATAAATTTACCATACTTTGGAGAGGAACGTAAGGCTTTGAACGTTGACGGTACGCCGTTTACACTGGATCAGTTTATGAAAGTGATCAGTGCAAACCTGGTTACAAAAGAAAGACTGAAAGAAATTACAGAAGAGATCGAAACAAAAAGCATGCAAGGTGTCGACGAAGAGTTTACAGAAGGTCCACCATGTCTAGCAGCAATATCTAAATTATCTAAGAACGAAAACTTTGATGGCAAGGATAGGTTTATGTACAACTATCATGTCATGGTTAAGATGAAGTATCCTGACAATTGGCAACAGAAAGTTATGAATGCACCAGTAAAATATTTTGCTGGCGTACATGCAAATGCGTGGGATCAAAAGTTTTTAAATCAAAAAGTAAAATCATGGAACAGAAGTTCTAAAGGTTATACCTGTACACAAAGTCCACTGAGTGAGAATTGTAAGAAAGGTATTTGTGTTAAGAAAAAGTTTGGAGTCTTGGCAGGATCAAAAGGTTCTTATCCTGTACTGACAAACTTGAAGAAAATAGATCTGGATCCAGAACCTGAGTACGAATTTGATGTAACAAAACCAGATGGTATTGGTACAGCGACAGTGCATTGTAAGAATGTAGAACATCTAAATGATCAGCGTAAAAGACGTAACTCAATATCAAAAGCTGCAGGATTCTTACCACCACTAATCAAGAACGATGAAGAACAGGCTGTCATGGATGCATTGTATCAAACACAAAAGATTGTACAGCCACCGGTAGGTACATCACCAAAAGAAAAATTACACGACGTTATACATGCAAAGATACATGGACCAAAAGCTACAAGCGATGCTGCATTTAAAACAGGAGCAGTGTTGATAGAAGGTGAGTATGCATTCTTTAAGTTTGATAAGTTCTATGACAAACTAAAAGCAAAGAATTGGAAGTACAGTGAAGATAAAACAGGACGTATGATGCAGGTATTGTATCAAGAATGTGAGATAGAGTTTCTAGAACAAAAAAGATTTCCATCAAAAGAAGCAGGCAAGTATCACTCATCAACAAAAAATATTATACAAATAAATGTACAAACATTTGAAGAGGTACCTATTCATCACACACAAACAAAACATAAGACGGATATAATATGATCAGTAGAAAATTATTCGGGCCTCCGGGAACGGGGAAAACAACAAAGCTATTAAAGTATGTTAAAACATTTTTAAAACTAGGAACACCTATTGATAAGATAGGATACTTTGCATTTACAACCAAAGCTGCAAACGAAGCTATCGACAGAATGCTAGACTACCACACAGCTTTTCAAAGAAAAGATCTCAAACATTTTAGAACATTGCATTCTCTTGCTTTTAATCAATTGGGTATGAAAAAAGCTCAGGTTATGCAGGACGAACACTACGAAGATATAGGTAGACAACTGGGTATAGAGGTTACAGTCTATTCTAATGGTGAAGAATCTACAGGTTTTATTAATTCTGATAGTGAGTATTTCAATCTGATAAATTCAGCTAGAATAAAAAATATTACGATAGAAGAAGAATACAATACGGACATGTACTCAGGGGACATGGATAAGAGATTGTTAAAAATCATAGCGGATGAAGTAATAAATTACAAAAAATCTTACGGCCTTATAGACTTTACAGACATGATTGACAAATTTATTGTGTCAGGATTGTGTCCGAAATATGATGTAGCATTCGTTGATGAAGCTCAGGATCTGTCACCGATACAGTGGAAAATGTTCAATATTATCAAGGAAAATAGCAAATATGTTATACTAGCAGGCGATGATGATCAAGCAATTTATGGCTGGGCAGGCGCAGATGTAAAAAAATTTCAGCAAGAAATTTCAAAGAAGGACATAATTTTGCCACAATCTTACAGGGTTCCACAAGACGTACAAAATATTGCAGACAAGATATTAAAGTTAATTCCAGAAGATAGACGTGTACAAAAAAATTGGAAAGCTAGAGACGAAAGGGGCACAGTAAATTATGTCTATAGTCTTGAAGATGTACCAATTGATGAAGGCAATTGGTTAGTTCTTGCAAGATACAATGACAAATTAAATAGACTCAAACCTTTTCTAAAAGAACGTGGTATTTATTTTGAGTACAAAGATCGTAAAAGTTACAAGGTAACCTTGTTTAGAACAATTCTAAACTATATACGGTGGCAGAAAGGTGACGAGTTATCTTTACCAGAAGTTAGAGGTGTTTTAGAATATAGTCCACTGCTTGTCATGGACGAACCTACAGAAGAAAAAATGTATAATTTAGAAGAACTTGGTTTTGACAAGAGAGCACCCTGGTACGATGTATTTACATCTGACTATGAAGAGTGTCTATACATAAGAGAAATGTTAAGTAACGGAGAAGAATTAAGGAAGGACCCAAGAGTAAAATTATCTACAATACATTCTGCAAAAGGTGGGGAAGCAGACAATGTATTATTAATACTAGACAATACAAAAACAATACGAGATGCAGTTGAAAAAAGTTCTGACAAACAAGATGAAGAACACAGAGTTTGGTATGTGGGGGTGACAAGAACAAAACAAAACTTATACATCATGGCAGCAAAAAAGGAGGATCAAGGTTATGACATCGAAAGTTTGGGATAAGCAGCACGGCGGGAGTCACTATCAAAAATATAAAATTCAACCCAGCAAGTTTGTTGTTGAGAATGAGTTGTTATATCCTGAAGGTTGTGCTATAAAATACATTATTAGACATCGTGATAAGGGAAAGAAGCAAGATATATTGAAAGCAATACATTTTTTAGAAATGATTATTGAAAGGGACTATAATGAAAATTCCTAAGTTTGAAGCACAGACTGAATGGGTAAAACCCACAGAGTTTCCAGACCTACGTGATGTAGATGAAATAGCAATTGACCTGGAGACAAAAGATCCTGATTTGATTAAGAAAGGATCTGGTTCTGTTATTAATAATGGTGAAGTTATAGGCATCGCTGTTGCTACAAAATTTTATAAAGGTTATTTTCCTATTGCACATGAGGGTGGTGGAAACATGGACAGACAAAGAGTCTTGTCATGGTTGAAAGATATACTTGAGTCACCATCAACAAAAATTTTTCATAATGCTATCTACGATGTTTGTTGGCTACGGGCAATGGGGTTCAAAATAAACGGTGACATAGCCTGCACAATGATTGCATCTGCGTTGACCGATGAGAACAGATTTCGCTATGATCTCAATAGTTTATCGTGGCACTACCTTGGTTATGGTAAGAATGAATCTGCATTAGCAGAAGCTGCAGAAGAGTGGGGCATTGATCCTAAGTCTGAAATGTATAAATTACCTGCGATGCATGTTGGTGCATACGCTGAACGTGATGCTGAAGTTACATTGGGACTCTGGCAAGAAATGAAAAAAGAAATTATTAGTCAAGACCTGGAAGATATATTTGACCTGGAGTCTGATTTGTTTCCATGCCTTGTTGACATGAGATTCAAAGGTGTACGTGTAGATGTAGAACGAGCTCACGCAATGAAAAAAGAATTTGTAACAAAAGAAAAAGAATTACTGCACAAGATAAAAGGTGAGACAAATATTGATACACAAATATGGGCAGCTAGATCTATCGCAAATGTATTTGATATGTTGAGATTAGAATATCCGACAACAGATAAGACAGGTGCACCATCATTTACAAAAAATTTTTTACAAGAACATAGTCATCCTGTTGTTAAGATGATTGCACAAGCAAGAGAGATTAACAAAGCACACACAACATTTTTAGATTCTATTCTTAGATACGAGCATGAGGGTAGAATACACGCTGAGATAAACCAACTCAGATCACAAACCGGGGGCACGGTAACTG